CATTGGTTTGTTCCATAAAGTAATCAAATTTATCAAATGGTGGAAGTTGAGTGTGCGGCATTTTAACCGATCCATGTGGTGGCAAGTGTGACGGGTGGCATGGCCCTTTGGAGTGCACCGATTGTTTGAAAGCCTGTGGAGAGGCCGCCCGGCATGGTGCCAATACTTCCGGCCGACCCCATGTTCGCTCCAGGATAAAAGTTTCGGCCGGTCGTGATTTGATAGACAATATTTGTGCCACTCCCGCCAGGTGCACTTGAAAGGGTGAGTGTCGTGCCGCTGACATTTGTGATCAGATATTGTTGGGCTGTCGCCCCCGTACCCGAGATGATATAGACAAAATCCTGGTTGATTGTAATACCCGTGGCCGACGTGATCGCCAGAGTGGACCCCGAGACGGTCGCGCCCGTGCCGGTCAACTGGCCGACGTTTGCAAATCCAGGATTGAGTGCAATATCGCTTGGTCCCTTGGTGCAGTTGGAAACATCAGTCGTGTTGCTATAAAAATCATTAAAATTTAAGAAAAACGATGTTCCTTGAAGTGCGCCCGAAGCATCGGTAACACTGACTCCAGTCGCAAGGCCGGTAAAGATGTTGTTGATAATGACCTTGTTGGCCGCATTGGTGACAAGAGAAATGCCCGTGCCGGTTTTGTTGGTAATGCCGCCAAAAAATGTACAGCCGTTGATTATGTCCGACGTATCGCAAGCGCCGCTGTAGGAGATGCCGGCCGTGACCATGGAGTCAAAGATGCAATTCGTATATGTCGAGCCGTAATTGCCCGTTCCATTTGTGTTTAAAATGCCAATATCTGAGTCGTGAAAGTAGCTATTGGCGACTAAAATCTCGTTCGGACATGTGAGCCCCCTGCCGGCATATGAGACAAACTCGCAGCTTAAAAACGTGTTGTAGTTTGCAGCCGTCACCGCGGCAATATTGGCGGTTGTCGCCGATAAAACAAATTTACAAAGATAAAAATGGCATCGTGTCCCGCTCGAAACCTGTGTGGCTGCAATGTTGGACGAGAATATCATGCTGGTAAAATTAAAGTTGTTACCGCACAAGAAGACCTTGGAATTCAACACCGGCCTTAGGGCACCCGTGGGCTTATCCCCGCGTACCGAATTATAGCCTTCCCAGGAAATTTGCGTCAGTGTCCCGCCATTGGTTGTTATATTCAAGGTGCCAGAAAGGGTGTAAGTTGGGTGACTTGCCCCACCCAAAACCCAAACCTTGTTGCCTGCGACCATGGCGTTACAAACGGTTGAATCACTTGCGTCCTGCAAAGACAAGGCGCCGCCAACGTGGTAGGTACCGCTTGAGAGTGATGCCGACGTGCCGCAAGCCCTATCGAGTGTGGCGGCCCCGCCGCTGACTGATACGATTTCATAAAACCCGGCGGTCCAGTTGGTGCCGGAATTGATGTGGATTAGGTTTCCACAATCGGCTGAAACAAAACTATGGCTTGCACTGGTAACGACAGGGGGGTTCGTTGTTCCGATTGTTGAGGCCAGATCGGCAAACGTGTACTGAGCCGTCAATTGCTGGCTATAATCTGTCCCGGGTGTTGCGTTTGACGGATTAAACCCCCCCGAATTTACATTGGCGGCTGTCGCTTGCTGACGAATCTCAAATACGGTTGAAGCGGCTAAAGCCATTTCATTTACCCCTTATGGCATCCAGTTGGCGATTGGCACTTGGAATTTTAAAGAAAAAGATTCAGCCGAGTTGTTAAACCCATAAAACCCACTGCCAAAAGCCGACCCTCCGCCGTTGGCTGTGTAAATCTTTATGCTCGTCGTCGAATATGGAATGGCAAAAATAGCATCCGACGAGCTTCCCATGGCCATTCCACCAGGATAAACATCATAGGCTGCCGCTGGGCTGCCTGACCCTATGAGGGTTGAATAGGTTGAGACACTGGATGCAAATGTAATTCCCGAAGGCATCGCTAAAATGTAGTCGCCCGTCCCGTTGCTCGAGCCGGAACTTGATGTGTACTTAAACTGCACCCAAATCTCGGCGTTGGCCCCATCTCTGCGCCATTGGATGGCGTCCTTGACCATGCTCGTTGGCTTTGTCGGGTTCGTGGTGGTCCCAGTCCACGTGGTGGCAACGGCCGTGGACCAGGCCGTGTTGGTCACCCGGTTTGTGACATACCACACGCTTGTGCCATCACTTGTGACGGTAATGCTCTCTCCCGGTGTCCAAAGTCCGAAACTTGTAAGCGCCGTGTTCTGAAACCCTGCGTTGATCGTGTCCGACCCAGCACAGGTTAAAGTATTGGCGTGAGTCACGTCGGTGGCGTGCGTTTTTGTCATTGTGACGACAAAGCCTGCACCAGCGGAGGCTGCCAAGGGCAGTGTGGCCGTGGTGCCGGCATTACTCGAACAATAAGTCGTGCCGCTACTGGTCGACCCAATTGTAAAACTTGAGCCCGATTGCACCGAAATGGGGAAAAGCGGGGCCGACGCCGGCGCACTCCTGGTTACTTTCAAAACCAAATTGATACGGGTTAAAGTCGATGCCGAGTTGACGTTAAATGCCAACACATCGCCAGCATTCACACTGGTCGTCCAGCCGGTGAGTGTTGAATCCTGGTAGTCCTGAGCCGAGGACAGCGTCGGTAAATCGCTTGCTGTAATGGTGTTGGTGACTGTCGGGGGGAAACTGGCGTAGGCGACTTTCCATATATCAATCACCGCAGACCCGGACTGATCAGCTGCAAGAGTCACGCTATTAATCGTACAAGCGAAGGGCACGTATAAATAACCCTTTACGCCCGTCGTGGGTGCGGACCCACCGCCGTCAATCGTAATGCCCAAAGTCGCAGTAAAGGTGCCCGTGCCGGAGCCGCCTCCGGTGGCAGCCGATGAAATCCAAGTGGACCCGTTCGATGTTAAGACGTTGCCGCTTGTACTCGGAGCAACGAGAGTGGGGTTTGAGGTACCAGCACCCACGACCACACTGCCAGACGTGAGGGAGGTGAGCCCTGTTCCGCCGCTCGTGACGGGGAGTGTGCTGGATAAACCTGCCGCCGTGCCGCTCGTGTTTTGGTTCAAGGTCGGAAAATCGGCTGCGACCGCAATCGTAAGCGCGCCGGTTGAAGTCGTCGATTTGACAATACCGGTTGAAAGCCCTGAAGTCCCAGCCGAGTAGTCCGTGCCCGATGTGGCGGCTGAAATGGCCGTCCCATTGCCCTTTAATACGCCTGTTACACTCGTTGCCATGGTGATGGCAGGGGTGGATGTCGCATTGGCAACGGTGCCCGTAAAGCCATTGGCACTTGCAACAGAAACTGTTGTGACCGTGCCCGAGCCCCCGCCACCGCTGGCAGACGAGCTGACGTCCCACGTGCCGTTGCTTGAGCCAATGCTCGTGCAAGTGATATAGGCCTGTGTGCTGGCGCCGACGGTTGCGACAAGCGAGGCGCCGTGGTTATTGACGGTGACCGCGCCGGTGGAGCGATTGAGAATCGCAAATTGCTGGCCGACAACCAAAGTCGTCGCATCCGGCAATACGACGGTCTGTGTCGTGCTCCCTGTGAACTGTTGGTTGTATGCCGATGAGACGCTGAGAGTCGTAGTCCCCGCAGCCGTCGCTGTCGTGGCAAAATTCTCGATTAAATTATTGGCCTGGGTGTTGGCATTGGCATCCCGACCCATAACGCTCGATGCCGTGGCCGCCGTCACAAGCGATGTTGAGCCCGTCCCCCCGTTGGCGACAGGCAGGGCCGTCCCCGATAAACCAAATGCCAATGTGCCAGTCGTGGTGACAGGGTTGCCAGAAATCGACATGAAAGCTGGAACCGACACGTTGACCGATGTCACCGTGCCCGAGCCCGTCGCAGGCGTGGGCTCTGAGACATTGTCGACCGTAAATTGCGTATTGCCGAGCGAATCTTGCACCACAAATTTATATGAGCCCGACGTAATCCATATTTCGGCAGATCCCGTGGAATCTAAAACCACGGGGTTTGAATTGGGTGTCACACCCGTCTCATCCGTGTACGTGGCTTGCGGTGTACTGGTTCCTGCGATGTAGGAATAAATAAGTCCGCCCGAAAGGGGGACACCATTGGAGTCAAAAAACCTTTGTTTTAAAACCGGACAAAGCGTCGTGTTAGACATTACTCAAATTCCTTACCCATAAGAGTGCATCGGTTGGGAGAATGGATGCCGACTGGTAGGTAAATATGTAGGGTGTTGAGGTATTGACCGTTGCTAAAAACTGCCCGGTCGGCCCCCAAGCAATGGCGCCCGAGGCCGACGTCGGCAGACTTCCAGGAGCCGAAAGTGCTGTAAATGTTAAAGCGAGCGAGGACACCTGATAAATTAAAACATATGGGGAGCTGTTGAGCGCTAAGGCCATATAAAGGCTGTTGGGTGACCAGGCAATGCCCGTGACGATGCTTGTGGGCGGCACGGCCGGGGTCGATGCCAAATGTGTAAATGAAACACCCGACACCTGATAAATCGCCAAGTAAGGGGAGCCCGCAAGGCCTACTGACAAAAACTGACCCGACGGCGAAAACTTAACACTTTGGCCGGCGGCTGGAAGGGTCGGGCTACTTATATATGTAAACGTTGTGCCCGAGATTTGGTAAATCGTTAAATAAGGTGCGCTCTGGCTAATGCACGCTAAGAATTGATTGTCTGGCGAAAAGGCCATCGAATAAACCGTGCCACCGGGGAGTGTCAGGGGTGCTGAGAGTGCTGTAAATAAGGGCTGGTTGTTATAAGCCGTGACGGCAAAAACGCCACCCGTGAGGGATGAGCCAAGCCCGCAGGCTCGATCCAAAATGGCAAATGACCCCGAGTTTCCGGTGATACGGTACACGCCGGGGGCGTAGCCGGCACCGGAGGAAATTTGTAAACTTAAGCCTATGTCCGCAGTCGTAAAGGTGTGTGTCGCTGATGCGACTTGTGGGTTTGCGGTGTTGGGGGTGGTGCAGGTCAAATTCCCACCACTATAAAGTGGAATAATGGGTGCGGATGTCACCTGGTACATGGTCACAAAAGGTGTTGTCGCACTGCCGTGGGCAAAATATTCGCCATTCGGTGACCAGGCGCACGAGAAGCCATTGCCCGGCGGGATTGATTCCGGATCATTGAGCTTTGTAAACGTATTTCCCTGCCGCAGATAGTTGGTCACAAAAGGTGTGGTCGTATGGGCGTAGGATAAAAAATCACCCTTTGGTGACCAAGCCACACCATTGGCGACACCCGTTGGCGTGGTTCCGGGCGTTGAGAGTGCCGTAAATGTGGAGCCAATGCGCTCATAAATAACGGCATAAGGGGAGGGGACTTCGGCTACGGCCAAAAACCTGCCATCGGGCGAAAAGGCACAACCATTGCCAACACCAGTCGGTAAAGTCGTCGGTGGTGCCAATTGGTTGGGTGATGTCCACGGGTATTGGGGTACTGCCTCAATGACCGAGCCCGTTAAATCGCTGCAGTTTTGAAAGACGACCTCAATCATATTATCAAGGCTCGTTAAATCAATGGTCGGGTCAATGTTTCCAACCTCAATGGTGCCTGTCGCAATTTTTGAACCCGTCACGGCACTATTGGCAAGTTTTGTGGTTGTAACAGCCCCGCTTTGAATAAGGGTTGAGGTGATGGCACCCGCCGCAATAAGTGACGTCGTAATAGCACCCGCCGCAATTGCGCCAGCGCCAATGGAGCCTGTCTCGACAATAAACACATTATCTTTAGTCGTGATGGTATTGCCTGAGGCATCTTTTAAAATAAATTTGTAGCCCGTACTGATGGGAATCCAAACACTGGCGCTTCCCGTTGAATCCAAAACCGTGGGGTTGGCGTTGGGTGTCCCTTGCGTTTGATCCGTGTAAGTCGCAAGCGGCGTTGAAGTGCCAGCGGCATAAGAATAAAGGGAGCCGCCCACAAGGGGATTGCCATTGGTATCAAGGAATTGTTGGATAAGGTTTGGCAGTAATTCAGCCATTTTTATTTATCCCCTTTGTCATCGAGGCGTGACTTCACTTTGCTCATTAAATTATCCATGGCTTTGCTGCCTGGCTTTAGGTCGGAGGCCTGCACCAACAAATCTCTGAGTTTTGGGTCGTCGATCATGGCGCCTTTTTGGCTTTGAAGGGTTTGTTTTTCTTTCGGGTCATTCGCGTGGTCGATTAAGTTTTGTAGGCCATCATTGGCCCATTTTTTTGGCCCCTTTGTTGGCGTGTCTCTGTCTTTATTCAACTGCATTGGGGAATTATCGGGTGTGACGGGGGTTTTTTGATCGGGTGCGGGATTCGTTGAATCGCCTTTTGGAAGGAATGTTTCAGCCGCTTTACCGGCCAATGATGGTGCGACTTTCATTGTCGCAGCCGCCGTACGCCCCAACGCAGTTCCCGCATTGATTCCCGCCTTCACCGCAGCGGGCGAGGCAAGACCTTCTGCTATTAACGCCCCCGGAATATGGCCGACCAGGTAGCCCGCAGCACCCGCCGCGCCCATGCGAGTTAAAGATTTTCCCGTGGCATCTACTGGCAATAAAGATGGTTTACCAAATGTGCGCGCCGTTGCGATCTTTTCAGCATCGCCCAACATGTCGGTTCCGGTCGCCTCGCCCAACTGTTTTAAAACCTTGGCATTGGCCGGATTGGCGCCCGAGCCTGCGGCATAAAGGGAAGACGCCGTTTTTCCCTCGGCCAGCATGCTTTTATTTGCGACATCCTGGATTTCGTGCAGTTTTGACAAAGCTGCATTGGCCTCAGAAATTTCTCTTGGGCCAATCGTATCCATCAGACCCTTGGCTTCTTGAAACCCTTGTTTTGCAGCATTGGCTGCCTGTTTGCCCACCTGAAAGCCCAATGGGGTTCCACCAAATGCGCCAGCCGCTTGATCACCTAAAAATTGTTTTATTTTTTGCAGCGTTTGGATATTGGCCAAATATTTCGGTGGTCCCTTCCCGCCGGTCGGAATTTCAACAACGCGGTCTTCAGGGTATTGTTGGACCCAATTGCCCGTTTTATCTGTCGTCCATTTCGGAAAGACTGCGTCCCCCGGCTTTGTTTCCATCACAACCGGAACGGATTCGACTTTATTTTTAAGTCGATTGGGCACCTCGCCGGGTGTCAACTCCGTTATGCGTTGGTCATATGGGGCACCCTTTACCCGGGCATTCATTTCGGTCGCCGCATCATATGCAAGGACCGGTTTTTCGGCCGGTGATGGCGAGGAGCCCTTGATTTTATCGATTAGGCTGTCGACATCTTTGATTGCGTCCGCATGAAGGGATGGGTCGAGTCGCTGTTTATAATCCTCAAGCGAATCAATAATTGGTGTTACATCAATATTTTTATTTTTTGGTGCACTCTCAAGCGCCTTCGAGATTTGTGCGTTTAGACCTTTCCGAGTGTCTTGAATCGAGGTGTTCATTTTCTGGCGCAGCTGATCGGCCATCTCCTGCGCGTCGTTATCACTGGATGCGGCAAGTTTGTCGATTTCTGCGGCATGTTTAGCGTACGTTTGAATTTCCTTTTGCGGCACACCCGTAAAAGTGCTTGCGAGTTTCGATGCGCCCTGGCCGACCTTATCAATAACGGCTTGGCCAAGTTTGGTATTGGCTGCGGCCTCAATGCCTTTTCCGAGTAACTTGCCGCCGGCTTCGGCCGCGGCCCCTTCAACGCCGGCCTTTGCGACGTTCCCATAAATATCGGCGCGCGTTTTATCCTGGCCCAAAATGTATTGCTCGCCTAGATTTTTGAGAGCTTCGCCGCCCGCGCTGCCCAGACCTGCACCAACCAATGAACCCGCACCAGGTTCGGCTGCGGTACCGACCGCACCGCCCGCAACCATACCAGCCATAGGCAATGCATTTAGTCCACCTTGGATAATTCCGCGCGGGGTTGTCCCCAACGGCAAATTGGTATCGAGCCAGGACGGGCCACCATTGCCTGCCGGTGCGGCGGCCTGAAATGGTTGATTGGGATCAAAGGCTGGTTTTGCCCCCTGACTTCCTGCGACCTGAAACGGCTGGTTGGGATCAAACGCCGGCTTGTCCATTATTCGTATTCGCCCGTTTGTGGATTCAGGTTATAGGTGTGTCCGTTTTGAATAACTGATTGTGGTTTGCCTCCGCCACCTCCCGGTGCACCTTGCTGGCTATCCTCGGGATTGTTAAACCGGTTGATGTATTGCTGTTGCAGCGTTTGATAATTTTGTTCACCAATTCGGCCACGGCTGGATTCAATCACTCGGCCATACCGATCCGTGATGACTTTTTTCGCCTCCGTGGCGAGCGAGTCACCGTATTCTTTAAATCGTTGCAAAAATTCGCCCGCCTGCGCACCGGTTGGGTGGTTCATGGCCTTTTGGGCGGCCTCAGCTAAAGTTTTTGGGACGGTTGAAGGATTTAAGCCTGCAAGCTCATGGATCGACGGCGTCCCCCCGCTGGCCATTTTCGCAATTTCCGTAGCATACAACTGTACCTCTGCACTCGACATATTGTTGGGATCTTTTGCGTAGCGGTTAAAAAGTGAGCTTGCTTTTTGCGAGGCATAAAGGTCCATTTCGGCTTGGTTTGCGGCTTTCCCCTGGCGCGCCGAATCGAGCATTTGAAGGGTATTGCCCATCGCCTGGTTTTGTTTATCCGAGCGTTGTTGATCCCGCTTGACGGCCAAATCCTGGCGCTGAAGGTCTAATTTTTGTCGTTCCAATTGCTCCGTAATTTGGTCGTGTACACTTTGGCTTTGTGCCCGCATTTGGTCGACGTTGCCTTTGTCATATATTGGCGATAAATGATCGGTTGGAAGGCCCAATTCTTTACCCTTTTGGAGGGCGTCAGTCCAAGATTGTTGGTCGTAAACACCTGCGAGTAAATCTTGTCTTATTTGTTGTTGTTGTTGCAGTTGGGCTAAATCATTTTGCTGCCATTTTTGTTTTTCTCGAACGGCAAGCTGCGGGTTTTTCCCCATAAGAGTTGAAAGCACCCCTTGGCGGTTGACGATAGGGCTACCGTCGGGTCCTTGGGTTATGTTGTCTTGATAGGCCGAGCGCACGGCCTGGTCGTCAGCGTCTTCGCGTTGGGCCTTTTGAACCTCAAGGCTACGAATTTGTCCAAGGTCGGATAAACTTTTGACCTGTGCCATTTTGATGGCGTTATCTATGGGATTTTGAATCTGAATATCCGGAGCCTTGGCGCCTAAAATAATGCTTGGATCTAATGCCATAGACTACTCCTATTCTTCCGGGTCAAGCATAACGCTCGAGCCTGCAGGGGCTTGGACCGGGTACCCGCCGGCCCCTTGGTTTTGTGCCAGAAGATTAGATAAGGTTTGTCCGGTTTGATAATTCTGGTAAGAATTAATGCCGCTTGATATGCCGCTCGATATGGCATTGGCGCCCCCGACGTAACCCGCCGCCTGCGCGTTGGCAGCGCCGGTTGCGGTGCTCGCAAGGCCTTGCCCTGTCGCCATGGCGGCCTGCCCGGTTGATGTATTGGCGGTTTGGCCAAGACCCGCAATTGATGCGTACTTGTTATAGGCGTTGTTTTGGTTATTCGTGTAGCGGTTGTAGGCATTTTGGAATTCGTTTGATGCCATGTTTTGGGAATAGTTATTTAAGGCAGTCAACCCCTGGCCCGAAACCAAACCGCCCGAGGCGGCGGCTGATCTTTGAATGGCCTGTTGGCCCTGTTGTAAATCAAATTGATAGCCGGGGTCTTGCTGGAAATCATTCGTCGTAAACGCCGAAGTGTACGCCGGCATATTTTGTTGGAGTGTGCCTAAAGCACTGTAGCCCGCCTGCCTGTAAGGCGCCATGTCGGCCCTTGTTTGGTTATACATCTCCAATTGCGCCTGGGCTGCCGCGGCACTTCCCGCCTCCTCGGCACTGGCCGCATTTTGCGAGCCTAAATAATTCATTCCTGCGGCAGCGACTGAGCCTGCTGCTACGGCTGCAAATCCCATTTAATCAAGCCTCCTGGCCCAAATTGTTTCGGCCTTTTCGTATCCTAATTTTTCAAAAAGATTCCCATAGTTAAACCAAGGTTTAGCGTGATGGGTGACGGTTATGACACCTTCATCCTTTAATTGCTTGTCACACCAAAAGAGAAATGACTTGCCGATGCCGCGATAGGGTTTTCTCACATACAAAATGTCCTGAGATCCAACCAAAGTATTTTTATAATGCAAGTGATGATCGACCAGAAAAAATGCATAACCGTTGAGGACACTCTCTTTAAACTCCTCGTTGAGCGGTGAGCGGATTGTAAAGCAACGAAGTTTGTTTAATTTCTCAAGTGTGGCGTATTTATCCCATTGCATATCGATGGGGATGTCTTTGTAATGCCCAACCTCCACCCAATGTTCATTTACTAAAATGGGTTCAATGTCTTTTCGGCATTGCTCTAAAGTTTCACGCTGAAAGTGGGGCACGCTCTCTCCTATAGGTGGGTGATACGGCATCGATGATTAAATGCATTCTAGGTGTTTTGGATTTATTTATGGCCCAATGGACTTGCTTGTGGTTGAACCAAAAAAATTCGCCGGGCTTCATATAGGCCGCTTCTGCTTTGCCGTTGCTGTCTTGAACGAAAAACTCATTGCCCTCATCCGACGTTAATACGAGATGAAAACGCTCAAAGTGATCAGCATACATGCCATAATCGCGATGGGGAATGACGACACCTTCGGGTTTAAGTTTGGCGATAAACGCCCGCCCAAGTTTGATCGCTCTTGCAGCCTTCAGGCATTCAAACAGCAAGGGTTTGACTTCTTTAATATTGAAAATGTTTTTATGGTTTTGGACGTTCAAACTATCCCTTACCGATTCAATTGTGTTTTCCGGTGCCCAACGAAACATGACCGCTTCCGTGTCTTGTTGGGGGGATATGGGCCTTTCCAATTGGACGACGTAGTCTTGGCGCCAGGTGTTTTCGCGCCACAAATCAGGCTCAGCTTCAAGGCGCTCGCATAAAGGTCCAACCGCAATGTTTTCTGCAAGGCATTTAATTAAATCACCGTTGATCACGACACCACCCGTCCCGAAATAGCGATGGCGATGCTTGAGGCCTTCGATGCGGAGGCCACAATAAATCCGCCGCCGCCGATGACCTGCCCCTGTGGGGCTGAAAGTGTGACGGTTTGCCCTGAGCCAATCGACAAGGCCGAGACCGACAAGTTGGCGTTTAAAGCCGGCGGATTGATCGGCGTGCCACCCACCGGTACCAAATAAACATTAAGAGTTTGGGCTGCAGAATCCGTATTGGTGGCAGTGAAAATATCCAGCACGGTGGATAATCCAGCAGGCGACGTGTAAATGGTGGCGTTGGTTAAGCCCACATAAGCGCCAAACAAAGACTGCGTTTGTTGTGTGGCGGACACGTTGGGGACAGCAAGCGACTGCCCGATTCTTATATACATTTGCTGAAACCATTGCTGCCAGGCCGACGTCATTAAACCATTTTGATCCACAAACGTTGTTTTATATGGGGGGAATGGGAGATTGACACCTGCCATTATGATGCCCCCTCGAGCAAATCGAGCTCGGCCCCGATCAAAACGACTTTGACGGGGTCCGTAATGGTGAGCTTGAAAACACGGTCTCTCGCGTGGCCAAGTCTGCGCCAGATGGCGCGCCATTTGGTTTTGCCAATTTGCCCAATGGCGGCCCAGCGCTCATTCGACCACGTATGCCCGCCGTCGTCAGAGAATTGCAGCATGGCCTGAGGATTTGTGCCCTCGCCAGTACCCAGCCACCCCAGCCCGTCAAGGCCTGTGCCGGGCTCGACTTCCAATTGAAAGGTGGAATAAAAAATGCGGTTCATGTCTTTTGCAATGTGGGGAGATATGCGTTGGCGCGTAATTTGTTTGCCGTTGTCCAAATAGTAGGTCGACGACATTTGATAAAAATTGCCCGTCTGGTAGTCGCCGATGACATGGGCACCGTAGGCAAATGCATGGCACTGCCCTAAATGCCGCTGAAAAATACCGTTGTTGGTATAAACCCTCTCATGCCAAAGGCCTGTCACCATGTCGTAAACCCACGTAGTATTGGCATTTGGCACGTTGAGCACATAAAAATTATGCCCATTTTCCTGGTAGCAATAAGCAGTCGACTCGGATAAATCGCCGTAGCTTTGAATCGCCAATTCCACGGCATGGGTGGACACCCGTTGGGGCTGGTACCCTGAGATGGCATAAACAATGCCTTTTCCCCTCGGGTCTTGGCCTAAGAAAAATATCATGTTGTTGATTTTGGCGACCGAAAAGGCTGCGGCACACCCGACTTCAATATAGCCGCCTTGGACAATGGAAAAGGGCGAGCCTGTCGGATTGCCAGCGTCATACCAAACTTCCGTTGTTTGGCTGCCAAATAACCACAGGTTTCTATTGTCAGATAAAATGCCAACAATGTTATCGGGGTTGGTTTCTTTGGATGCGAAGTTTAAAGCATTAATGGTCGTAGCCAAAAGATCGGTCACATAAAACTGATTGGTCCCTGGCACATTGAAAATAAAATAGCCATCTTGGTAGGTGACAAAATCTGCCCCCATCCAGCCGGGACTTGTTTGCTGGGTCAGCGACGTTGAGCCAAGGGTGGAATACCAGCCGTCGGTGCCGTCGACTAAGTACATCACAATGCCGTTATCGGCCATCGAGACTGGACCGGTAAATGAGTTAATCGTGCCGATGGTGGTAAAAGCCCAAAGCGATGTGACCGAGTAAACAGTATTGCCGTAACAGGCGTAAAGGACACCATTGGAGGCCGTGAAAAGACACCGGCAGGCATAGGTGCCGAGAGTCTGAAGGGGTGAAAGACCAGGTGTGCCGATCAACGATGCCACCTCGCCCTCATTGCCCGTGTGCATTTCATCCATCTCAGGGTAAAGATTAATGCACCGCTGGCAGTCCACGTTGATGGACCTGAGCTGGTAGCTTGGGCCTATAAAACCTGGAAATCTCAAACCGTATCCCCCGTGATCCAGTTAAATGAGCCCTTGCCGTTATTTAAAAGGGCTTGGTCCATGCCCAATAACAATTCCTTCGTGTTCATGCGCTTGATATTTTCTTTTGATTGCACGGCCAGCGCCACAACGGTTGGCGAGGGCTCCTTGCCATATTCAGGCCCCAGTTCCACTGCCAAATTGTAGCGCATCATGCGCTGATAGCCTGGCGGGAGCTCAATGGTGGTGAAAACCCCGCTTGTCGAAAAATTGGTCAAAGGCTTCCAAGAGTATAAAACAATTTGCGCTGCCACCGACGGCACGGGCCAGAGATTGATATTGGCCGAGGGGTAAGCATTGTCGTTATATAAATAAAGCGGAATTGTTGACGTGGTGGATTTAACAAGAATCGATGAAAAATAATCCTGATTGACGATGGACATGGGCAGTTCAATCTCGGGACTGTTGGATGCCACAATCAAGGCGTCTTCGATCAATTGGGGTCTGACAGAATTAAAATCCCCGCCTGTGCCAAAGGCATAAGTTTGCTGGCCCGGGACAAGTGTGAACACTTCGCGCAATTTTGATGGGATTAAAAGATTCTCCGTCGACCAGGAATCCATTAGGTCATCGAGCACTGAAAGGGCGTCGTTTTGTTCGGTGGCGGTTGGCACCTCACCAGGGGAAAGGACCCCTAAAAGCCTTAAAGAGCCGTTGATCAGATCAGAGACCATCATTTTTTATTCCCCTTCAATGGCAAAAGGGGGAGGCACAGTCCCTCCCCCATGGTAGGAAAAAATGATTAGGCGCCGGCCAAAAGTCCCAGCGACACAAGGGCTGCCCTTTGGGCATTGCCGAGGTTGGCAAGCGAGTTTACAACGGGTGAAGCCGTTTGATAAACCACGTTACCAGCACCCGGGCTTGGCGCCTGGAAGTTACCAATCAAATACGTCTCGGTTGGCGGCACAATGGCTGAGCCCGACGTATTGATGTAGTTGATGGCCAAAGTGTTGGCTGCACTCACACGCACACCCGCAATGCCAAGGCCCGGCGTGTAGGACGGCTTATTGACCCACACAGGCGAGCCCGCAACCAGACCCGTCACCGTAAAGGTTTGCTCGGCCGTGGTGGCTGCAGCAACCGACGAAGGCACAAGGCTTTGCGAGTAATTCACCAGGGGAGCCGCAGGATTCATGCGGAAAGTGTGAACCCCATAAACTTCTGAAGCCGTGGGAGTCGCACCCGTGCCAACGCCGGTAAAATAAAGGGTCAGCGTGTTGGCGGTGGGAATGCCGTAAGCTAACATGGCGGCATTGGTGGCAGCGGCTTGAGCGGTGGGTTTAAATAGACCCGCAACCAAGTCGGTTGCCAATAGACCCGTCAAAGTCGTACTACCACCCGAGACCACAATGCCCGCGCCAATGGCGCCAACCGTGCCGACGTTAAAGCCGTAGCAGATTTCGTTATCCACCGCATCCAGGCCCGGCAGCACAAACACGTTGTAAGATTCTGCAGCCGTCGGCGTGATGGGTGAGCTTGTGACGTTGGCAAAGGTAATGCCAAGCAGGTTATTGGAGATAACCCGACATCCCACAATGTCCAACCCAGCCTGGGCGGTCGGTTTGTTGACCTGCACCAAAAAGCCAGCAGGCAAGCCCACAACCGAGAATTGTTGCTCGACCGTGGTATTGGCTGCTACCGCTGCGGGCGACAAAGAGACCGACAGCTTTGGCATGCCGCGAATGCCAACCACACTGTACACTTCGCTCGCGGTCGGCGTAATACTTCCACCCGCAGCCGGCACGTTAATAAACGTAATACCTAACGTGTTGCCCGATGAGACGCGGCAATTGCCAACGCCTAAGCCTGCCTGCGAGCTGGGCTTATTCACGTAAACAATATCGCCTGATGCAAGCAGCATTTGACCGCCCGAGCCCGATTGAATCGTCAACGTTTGCTCGGCTGTGGTCCCCTGGCTGACGGCCGAGGGCGACTGTGTGGAGTTGTAGCTTGCCACCACGCCGCACGCAAGACCGCGGGTGGCTGCCACCTGGGCATTGCCCGAAGGCTGGATGACAGGCGAGGCGCCATAAAAACCAATGGGGCTTTGGGATGAAACACCAACGGAATGGCCATCGGCTGGCACATTTTCTTGAATAATGTTGGAGGTACTCGTTACGTTTGGTCCGGGGTTTGACATTTTAAAATCTCCTTAAAATACATTTTGTTTGTTTAAAGAACGGGGGCCTCAACCAGAGAATCGGCAATGCCGAGGCCCCCACCGTGAAGGATAAGGTCAGCCTTGAATGCGGCAGGCAAGCTGCGGGTACGGTGTCGCCCAGCCGTAGAGGACATCCAGGCGGCAGGGAAACATGTCGTTGACGATGTCATAGGCGCGGACCATGCGGATCGACACACCCGTGCGCTTGTCCGAAATGCGGGCCGCCATGTCGATGCCCTTTGGCAGCGGCAAATCAGCACATGCAAATGCAAAAGCATCGCGGTGAAACATCAAATTCATGGGGCTCACCGTGCCGCCCGTGCCCACGACCGTGATCGAGGCACCATCGGCCGGGGCCGCATTGACGGTCTGAAATTGACCCGAAGTCACAATGGCTGGAGCGATGGCAAGCGAGCCAATTTTTCCAGCACTGCTGGAGCTTGCAGCGGCGGTGACAACAAACTGTTGCAGGCTACCCGTGCTCTTGCGGCTTTGGGGGTTGACCGAGTAAACGTTTGCAATTGTGAAAATATCGCCCACGTTTAAAACGGCGGTGGAAGCCGTCCAACCGCGCGTCGAGAGCGAATTGCCCGACAGGTTGCCGCCGGCCACATCCACAACAGGTGTTCCGCCTTGGGCTCCGACCGTGTAGGAATTGACGTTTTGGTCCATCGACCATTTGCAACCGATGGCTTTGCCCATGGTGCCGTCTTCATATTGATCGCCAATTTCTTTGGACGGGTTAAAGAGAGTCGTCAAAGCATTGACGATTTGCACTTGCGCGTTGGGGTCCATAACGACTGAGCGCAAGCCATCTCTGGGGGTGGCCGAAAAATCAAGGGCTGCACCCGCCTTCAAATACGTCAAAAGGGTCGAAGGCGTGGTGCCAGGCGAGCCGACCTGCTGGTAAATGTTGAGGGCTTGAGCCAAACCATCGGCATCGATTTTGTTGGCAACCACAGCCATGGCGGGCTTTAAAAATCTTTCCGAGAAATCATCCATGCTCAGGTGGAGATCAGCTGAGGTAAACTGCACATCCACACCAAACTGTGTGCTCAAAGTCAGCGGCACATAGGTTTCGGTTTGGTTTTCAATGCTCAACGTCGGGCCCGAACGGCCAACATAACGAGCCGGCAAGCGCAGGTTGAGCGTGTTGCCGATTTTGGCGCCTTCCACTGCAAACTGGTCGTCATACGTGCGGTTGACACCTTTGGTGAAAGTCAGGTTGTTTTCCAACACCCGCAGAGCTTCCCGGGTGATCATGGATATGGTTAAAATTTGGTTCGCCATTTAAAAAAATCTCCTTAACGTTTGTGAGTCTTTGCCCACCACGCCTTGTATTCCTGATAGGTCATTTCATCGGGCGACTTGGTCGATGCCGACTGATTCGACCCCACAGGCTCAATGGGCTTGGGCTTTGGTTTTGGTTTGGCTGCGCTTTGAGTCGTTTCAGCCGACGAAGCAGAATTTACTTTGGCCTCGATTCGCCCCAACGCACGGGCGGCAGCAATGGGCGATAACCCATTGATTCGCTCATATTCGTCGCGGTTTTTAGCCAGCTCATACATCAAAGCCGGCCCTGAATCGGATTCCAAAATGACCTGTTGGACGGTGGGTGAAATCCTAATGTCATCCACGTCCGAGACGACGTCTTCAAAGTCTGAGTGCGCTTTGACGAATTCCTTTAAGCGCGAGCGGTGATCACTCATCTGTTTTTCATGATGCGATTTCACTTCTTGCTCGCGTCTTTGGCGCTCTTGCTCCTTGGTCTTCTGATCGACCTTCCAATCGGTTAAGGCTTCGACGTAGTCTTCGTGTTTATCGAAGTCGTCAGCCTTAGGCCTTTTGGTGGCATCGGCTTTCTCTAAAGGCTTTGGCTCCGCTGGCTTTTGGCTTAGCTTCATTGCCTCAGCCCGCCAGTATTCGGCCTCCTGGGCTTTCGCCGTCAGATTCCGATTGAGCTTGTCGATGCGCTTTTTAAAGCCGTTTTTCTTTTTTGGCTTTTCGGGCGCATCGCTTTCGCCTTCACTCTCGGCTTCTTGTCCGTCGTCTTCTACATCGTCGGTGTCCGATGCGCCCGAGGCATCTGCTTTTTCAACCGGCTCTTTTTCAGTGTCCGGCGCGGGTTTTGTCTCCTCAACTGGTACTACCTCTTTTGCTTTTCCATCGCCTTGGGCGGCCAGAACAGCGTCAGGTGTGTCGGTTGTGGAGGTAATGGTGACTGGCATGGTTTATGCTCCCATGGGTTGACCCGGCGTAGACCCACCGGTGGGTTGTTGTGGACTTTGGGGTGTCGCAGCAGGTTGTGGCCCGCCAGCACCTGTTTGATTTTGACTGTCTTGTGGACCGATGGGGTTGAGATCGCCAATCAGGTCCAAGCGTTTATGGATGTTGGAAACCTCGGCCTTAAATGCCGTTTGAGAATGCATGGCATCGATGCGCATTTGCTCGACGACAAGTTCTGTTTCCATTTCCTTTAGAGCAATGCGCTCTTTGGATTCGAGCTCCAGCTTTTTGGTTTCGATGACTTGGTTTAATTGATTTAAGGCTTGCGTCAGCTGTTGGTTCTGCTGGCGAAACTGCATGATCATTTGCTGCGCTTGGGGCGGAATTTGCGGCTGCTCGCCGTCGTCGTCTTGTTGCAGTCCCGGTGGCAGCGTCTTTTTTAAACGTTCGGCAATTTCGTCACTGCCTGGCCAGTCCATGTTTTTAACCAGCAAGTCACCCGCAATTTGCACGATGTTCGGGTAGGCCTTAGTCAAATCCATCATGCTGGCCACGGCCTCTTGGCGCTTGGTCTGATAGCTTGGGCCAGTCGACACCGTCACGTCATAGCGGCCTAAGTCTAAGTCATGCGACATGACCTTTTGGCCCTTTTGAAACATCTGGTTGATTAAAACCATTTCCTGCGTGTCATCGGCATTGATGATTCGGACCGCTTGGGCCGAGTCGTAAATCTTTGGGATTAATTCGACAATAATGCGGCCGGCATGTCTGAGCGAGCGTGCGAAATTGTCGATTAAATGAAAATTGGATGTTTGCGATTGGTTGTTGAGGCGCTGAATGGCAATGCCGGATTGATCCGCATCGCGATTGCCAAGTGAGGGGTCATAAATGCCGGTTGTGGCTTTTAAGTCCTCAGCCGCCATCGAGCGAGCGTTGGTAATGGCTTGTACCGGTGGCTCAATGACGTTTCGTTGCGGCGCCGGCAGTGCTGTGCCCGCAATGTCTTTGGGTTTATATTCCAAAAAGGGCTGGTTTTTGGTGTTGGCCGACTTCCACGCCGTCTCATGCCCCTCAAACTGACCCTCAGCCCCGATAAATGGCGCCTTTGGTGCCAATGATATGGTTTCGGTCTCAGCCGACGCCCAATAATTGTACATGCGCTGTGAATCTTTGGCGTGACGGATCACACCCTCTAAAATTCTACGGCCCTCGATAATGATTTCATCCCCGTAGGCCGGCACAATGGGAATCCATGTGCCAAGCCATTCGGTTTCCTCCAAAATCTCGGTGCCGCAAATTTTACACCACATGACTTTAGGGATCGTGGTCGTGCGCTCATCCACCACTGTAATGCCTTCGGGCAGCGCACTCGGCATTTCTTTTTCCGGCACAACCGAGCCGTCGGACATCAAATAGATTTTGGTCTTCTGGTTGACCTTGTAGTAATAATCCGCGACCCTGGCGCCGTCTTTTTGGACCCAGTCTTCCAGCGTGTCGCCAACGGATTCCCAATCATCCATGGCTGAAAGCTTGGCGTTTTTAAATTGGGCTTTAAATTCGTCTTTCGACATTTGATCAACGACAAAGCCCCAATTGGCATCTGAGCCGTCGGGCTCTTGGGCCGCGGGGTCCAAGTAAACGTTAAATGGGTTTTTGATCCGCTTGATTTTGATCTCTTGGTCAAACGAGTCGGGGCTTGCGTAGCCTGTGATGATTCGAAAATACCCAAACCCGTGCGTTGCGACCCCGTCAAAGGCCGTGTCATAGGCAATACTGGCATTGGATTGATATTCAATATGGCGAATCATGCCCTCAAGCACTTCGGCCGTTTCTTCGGTGGCTTTGGAGTCAACCGGGTTGACCTTGATGGAGGGTCTATTTTGCCGCTGGTCATTGGTGATTTGGCGCAAAAACTGCGGCAGCCGGTTAATCGTAAGGCAAGGGCGGTGATCAATGTCGCGCTGAGTTTTGATCTCATCGGGCCATTGCTCGCCCGCCCTGAATTTTAAATCATCAATGGCGAGCTTGCGGATTTCCATCTCGGCTTCGGCCGCCAGTTTAAAACGCCGCTGCGCGGTCTCTAAAATTGTCTCATCTCGATTGTCGTCTTGTGCCACAGCTTACAAGGTAAGGGCTCACAGATTTTATTATAGTTTTATAAATTCTTTATATTCTATAAACGTCCAGGCCGTGTTAGCTCATCCACCCCTCACCACTGAGACCTAAACTGTATTCAATTACCTGAGGCGGTTTTTCGATGGGCTTCGTTTTCATGCGCTCAAGGCCTGACATAACAAAATAGCGCATTTCATCCATGGCATGGTCATTGGCTTTCACAATTTTGCCGGCTTCATCGCGCCTATAAAGCCGAAACTCCTGGCGCCACGACTGACACGACTCAAACACTTTGAAACGCCCCGACGACATGCGCTCCCAGACGGCGTAAATGCCGGCCTCCACCGAATTGAGTGCCACGTCGAGATTAAGACCCAGCTCGCGATAAATACTTAAGAGCTGCATGCCGTCTTGTTGGGCGCGGCCACGGGAGGCGGGGTCAATCACGCCTGGCAACCACAACCCTCGCGCTTTGATGGCTTGGGCATGGACCGCGGGCTCGGCCTGTCCCCGGTAATGCTCGCCGTAGCGATAAAGTACATCGGTGTCGCGGTTCAGGGCGTAAAAGCCTGCAGCCGTCCTGTTCCACCCGACATCCATGGCATAACCCCGGGGCCAGTGCGCCGGGATTTCAAAGTCCGAGACCAAAATATCAGATTCTGGCACGGGGTAAATGGCGCCGGCCCCCAATTGCGGTACACCCTTCGATCTGGCATCGCGCTGAAAGGGCGGAATGGAATCCCATAATTCTTTTTTGGCTTCATCGGACAAGTGCGGTGCGTCGTTCCACGTGGCCATGACCACATACTTGGAGCCGTCGCTTTGCTCGGCCGCCAAGCCATTGGGCAAAAACGCCATCACCACATCCGACATGCCCATAAGGGGTGTGAACGTCAGCATGATCAGCCCATTGTTGGTCATCGTGCGCAAAAGGCATTCGGTGTAAATGGCAATGGGCGGCTCCTCATCGAGCCAAATGACGTCTTGCTCGGTGCCCTGAAATGACTTTCGTTTTTGGTCATAGCTTTTAAATATCAATTGGCTCACACCGCCGGAGGCATGCCTGACCAATATGGTGTCAAACGCGTCGGCCGTGCCGGACTTCGATGTATGATCCACGATGGCGTCTTTGGGGATCAGTCCTGAGCCCACATCTGACACCGGGCCTAAGAGCTTTTCTTGCAAAATATCCCGCGTGGTTTTGCTGGTGTCCCCTGCGGCCCAGGCCTTGATGGGTTTATCAAACCTGCGACCTTTCCACCAGGTGGGATATTCCCCTGTCAAATGTAGCGTTAATTCATATCCACCCACACCCTCGGTTTTGCCGACGCGGTTGGCTGCGAGCATCAAGCGTTCGCGATATCTGGAGCCCGCGTGAAAGAAGTCTAAGGGTTTGGTGTACAGTTCTCTACGCAAGGGGCCCGTATCTGGATAGTACGTCGCAATTTTACGGTACGTTTGCCTGCGGTGTTTTTCCTCCAGCAAACGGATCAGTTCAATTTTCTCGTCGCGGGTCACCAGTGCCCGCACTCTGGTTCGGATCTACCGGTTTTCATGCAATCAAGCTTGATTTGGTCACGCTGGTGTAAAAACGCGTTGCAGTTTGTAATAAAAAAGGCAACGAAAGCCATAACACCAAGAGCAGTAACCATCTCGGTCCACTTCATCTCTAACCTTTCTTAGCTTTCCCAGCCTTGAGCAGCTGCGACATTTTCTTTACCTGCGGCTGAGCTGCCTTGGCCATTGAAGCCTTGGCGCCGCCGGGTTTTCTTATAATCTTTGAGCCCGTGCCAAACGCCTTAGCTGGGCTCTGTTTTGGTTTCGCCATTTGATTCCTCCATCGTCTTGTCAGTTGTTTGGTCAATCAGCGCCTGCATGGCAGCCGTGGCCTTATCGCTTAAATCAATAATTTCAAAATCCGTTTTATATTCCCTTGGTATTTTATCGCGCACGACTTCACACGAGATTAAAAACCTGGATTTACATGCGGGGCAGCTCAAGCGTTGCACGACCGCCTCCATTTGGGTGGGCTTTTTTAAGCCTGCCGAGAGTGTCACACCACATGGGCATTTGGTTTGGAAGGCGAGGCTACTCATTTCTGCTCACTTAATTCAAACAAACGTTTTTCGATTCTCTTCTTGACCGAATTCCATTCACCAAAACTGCAACTATATATTTTTTGAAGCGTCAGCCATGCCTCTATCAACATAAGGAATTCCTTATTGTCATTCATTTTTCCTCCCATAGCGCGAGGGCCATCCAGGCACGTTCGGTGTACGCCAACAAATAATTGCGCGTACTTGAGCCTTTTTCATATGCTTGGGTCGTATTGATCCGTGGGAAATTTTTTTCCGCTTCATAAAACTTCAACGCCTTTAGCAGCTCCACCACTTTGTCGGCCGGACAAACTTGCACCATTGCTTGATCCGGAAAGATATCAGCCCCGTGGTGAGGATCTTTAAATAAATGACCTTCTGGCACCCAATAAGTGTTCATTTCTTCTCCCATGCCGCAAGAGCCTGCTTGGCCGCGTACCCGCAATCGTATTGGGCATAAAATTGTAATGTTTTAAGAAGCATGAGCATTTTTGGGTTTGGGTTTTCATCGCGCCAGGCGACGCCGGCTTTAAAAATATCGCCGAAACCATAAGGGTCATAATCATCTGGGACTTTTAGCTCGTAATCGTTGGCCGCCTGCTCGATCTTTTTTTCGTCCGTCATTTCGTCTCATCCTTTGGGAAGAAATCCCACGAAAGGTAAAACGTAAAGATTAAAAAATTGCCTTGGATGATCCGGGCGGATTCACCAACCAAATGTACCCAATCATACCACGTGCGCGGGTTGAACGTGAGGCCGAAACCAAAATGACAGCCCTTTAAGCGATTCATTTCGTCTCATCCTTTGGCCAATCCAGGGGCTCCCTCATATCAAAAAACAAATGCCCGCATAAGAGGCCTGCCAAAAACGGGATGTACGGATGGTAAAAACTAATGGTCGCAATGACCGCGGATTCGGTCGCGGGGTTGCCGTAAATTAGGTAAACAAAAATGTCGTAGGCGATCCATAAGACGACGGTTGATAAAATGATGATGCGGGTGATGGTTCGAATCATACGGCCTCAATTCGTTTGTTGGCAATCTCGACATATTCTTCATTCATTTCGATGCCGATAAATTGAAAACCCAACCGTTTGGCTGCGACCAGCGTTGAACCAGAGCCAGCAAACGGATCCAGCACCACGCCGCCAGGGGGGCAAATAAGTTTTATTAAATATTCCATCAGTTTGATGGGTTTGACGGTGGGATGCGTAGACTTAAGAACGCCGCCGCTTTTTATCTGCAACAGATCGTTTGACTGTGCAGGACTTGCACTCGTAGCAGACCCCGTCGGGACGTTTATAATATTGATCGATGGGCTTAAACTTCCGGCAAGATCCGCATGGTTTCCACCACTGATTTCCAATAAGTTTGCATCCAGAATGTTCGCGCTTGTGTTGAAGTGGGCTAACCAGCTCAAGGTTTTCGATTCGATTGTCGAGGTTTTTACCGTTTTTGTGGTGGACTTGAAGTTTGCCAACGACGGGTCCGAAGTGCTGTTCCCAAACAACAACGTGTTCCATTCGGTAACGCTTTTGACCAACGTCCCAGATGCGGCGATAACCTTTGGGGGAGATTGTGCCGTATCCACCTGGAGCTGAGCTTTTTGGTCCGCACTTTCCCATGAACCAATACTTATATTAATTATCTCAATACAGTCAAGCCCCCGGTTCCTTTCAGATTTTGACGCCTTGGCCACGTAGAAAAAGCGAGAGGCGCCGCCGGTGTCATTGCCGTATAACTTTTCAATTAGCCCACCACCAACATAACCGCCGTCCTTAGTATGCTTGCCCTGTCCGCGCTTATGCCCTGGATTGAGTGCACCGCTTTTTAATTGACCACTCTGCTCATCCAACAATTGGGCGGCCTTTTCATCGAAAATCACATTACTTGGCCATCTTCCGAGCTGCCCACCAGGACTTGCGGTATTCACTGATTTTTCGCTTGGTTTCGGCTGTGCGTTTGAGATCGCCTTGTCTTGAATGGAGTTGTGAATGATCTTTTCGTGACATGATTTCAAGATTGTCGATTCGGTTATCGGTCCGGTCGCCATTGATGTGGTGGACGATGTGGCCCCGTGGGATTGCTCCGTTGTGTTCCTCCCATACAACTCTGTGCTCAAATCTTTGCACTCGGTTTGGCTTATGTTTTGTGCCACCGGGTTCTGTCCATGCGAGCATGATATATCCGGCTTGAATGTGACGTCTTGCTCCAGTGATGCCTTTTCGCTCGAAGTTGGCGCGGCATCTTTTATTGCAATACATTCCTCTGTTGCCGATGTTGCGTGTTTCTGTGTGTCGCCCACAGGCTTTGCATTTGAATTTAAGAGGCCATCCTCTTTTACCCATACTGGTTTTGTTGCACTTGTCGTGCCAATCCGGCATGCGTCGATGTTAATACCACCGACACCATGCTTTAAAACATTGGCGGCCACGGTGAGTTTATGTTCCAGTGGTTTACGCGCGAGACATATCGGCTCGTTGGCGGGTTTTAATGCCGTGCCAAAGCCTTGCCATTTCTTGGCGGCGTCGGTGGAGGGGCCGGTTTTATGTTCTGGCCTCATTGGGGTTTTGCCACCTGCACCGCCCACCCAATCGTATTCATTTGGTCTATAAGCGGGGTTTTTACCAATGACAGGCCGTTCATGCTCAGCCCCCGCCTGCTTATCAATCGCTTTGGAAATATCCAGGGATTTGGGGAAGCCTGAGCCATAAATCCATTGGATTTGGTCTCTTATTTCAAACCCAGCATCTTCGATAGCAGATACAAGTCGGTGATAAGTGCGAGTACCACCAAAACACAAACAATGTCCGCCCGGCTTGAGGACCCGAAGTGCTTCCTTCCAAATATCCACACAAGGAATGTCATAATCCCACTTCTTTCCCATAAACTTGATGCCATAAGGTGGATCTGTCACCACGCAATCAATCGAATGATCCGGCATCAAACGCATTTGCTCCAGGCAATCGCCGTGCAGGATCATACGATTTTCACCTTCGGCAATAATTCCTCGAGGCGCTGGTCTAATTTGGCGTCGGGCTCTGAATGAATATTGTTTACAATGACTTTTGGGTCTGATTTATCCCGTTGGTCCAATATGATTTTGCCGAGCCAGATGAGCATCGTGACATTGCCCGACATGGCGACTTCATACTGTTTTCGTTTAAGGGATTGTTTGCCATGGGCACGGCCCTTTTCTATGGCCTGCGCAAAACGACGGGTGAGAGTCGATGGGTTGCAGTTTAATATCAGCGCCATTTCATTATACGAGCAATGGATGGCTGCTAATTTTTCGACTGTTTCTTCATCGATTGGTTTTTTAGGGCGTGCCATTGATGAGCTCCGCCTGTTTACCTGTGTATTTCTCCCAGCGCGCCACAATCACGTCGCAGTAGTGGGGGTCTAATTCCATCATGAAGCATTGGCGATTCGTTTTTTCGCAGGCGATGAGGGTTGAGCCGGAGCCGCCGCTCAAATCAAGAATGTTGTCATTCGCCTTTGACCAATTATTTATAAAATACTCACACACATCTATGGAGCGCGGGCATGGATGCTTTCCTGAAATTATTCTGTCCTCTGTTTGGGATGTATTTGCTGTATTCGCCAAAAACCAATCTCGACAGTTTACCGGATTTTTTTTATCAATGTCTGTTGTCCACGCCACGACTGGGTCAGTGGCCCATTGAAGCCACACAGATCGCGCTTGAACAAAGTTTTTTGTAACCGAAATTAAGCGCCAGTCAAAATCAGAAAACCATTTGCCGAAGGATCTAATATTAAGCATTCCCTGCCAAACAAAGGCAGAATATTTCGAATCGGCGATAACTATAAAATTGTACAGGCATGCTTTCAGAAAATTTCCGTAATCCTCATCGGATTTGGAATCTGAACCTTGATAGGCCCCTTCATATTTAAACCCAACATTAAACGGCGGATCCCAGCAAAGAAGCTGAACTTTGCTCCCGTCGGCTAATCTTTCCACCGCATCAATGCTCGTCGAATCCCCACACATCAACCGATGAGCCCCGAGCTGGTAAATGTCACCGAGCTTCGTCTTAGGCTCCACATGCTCCGGCACCTCGTCTTCATCACAGCCGGGCTCTATCCGGTCGGCAGGCTCAATTTCAAAATCCTTAATCCCCAACAAATCGATATCAAAATCAGGCCCAAGGTCCACCACATCCAAATTCACACCCGATAAATCCAGCTCGGCCCACGACGCTATGGCATTATCCGACTGCACGTCGGCATATTCTTGCTCGTCTGATTCATAGTCTTGGTGATTGACCGGCACATGATCCCAGCCGTTGAGTTTAGCCGCCTCAATTCGGCCATGCCCTGAGGTGACAAAGCCAGAACGCGTGGACACTTTGATGGGATAGCGCCAGCCCTGGTAGGCCAATATTTTAGCTAAGCGTTCAATTTGCTCTTTTGGATGTTTGTTGCGGTTTTTCGGGTGGCTTTTAAGCGATGTGATTTGTGCCACACCGTCGTGCGCACACCTGATATGCATGTCCATGTGCTCAAGAATAATGGCCCAAAAGTTTTAAGAAACTTTAAACAAACTTTTAACTTTAACCAGGGTTCAATATCACCATATAATTCTCAAACAATGGATGACCAATCGATCGACTCCCTTATTGAAAATTTCGATATATCTGAAGGTAAGGATGAAAACCGGGCGACCCTCAATCCTTTTACCTTTTGGCTGCCCCATGCCTACAAAATCAAGTACGACCAGATCCAAATGCGTTCCAAACGCAAGTTTGGCAAAATCTTAAAAGAGGTTTTGAAACGCTCCATCGACAAGGTCAATTTGGACGATTTGGACGAGCGGGCGTCTTAGCGGCGCCAAATCAGCATTCGGTAGCCGACTTGGATATAAACGAAGGCGCCAGTATTGAAACATTTAAATGCAAATTCGTCCATTTTGGCGATTTGTACTTTGGGCTGTCTCATTCATCACCGCCCGGAATCGTCACCCAGCCACATGTGGGGTGCCAGTAAACCGTTATATAGCCTTTTATCTCGCCCCTGCCGTTTTTGATCGCGATCCGTTTTGTTTTCAATTCTTGTTTTTTGTCCATTTGATACCTCACTTGACCTTATACAATGCACGCCCCGTGCCAGCCTCAAGTCGTATATATCGTATGTATAGTGTATACAGACTAGACAGCCTGTGACAATCTTTGCACCTTGACGTGGTTTTCTATTTATATATACTGTATGTATGAAAAAGACGACCGACGCCTATATTTCAATTTCAATAAGGCTCCCCGTAAACCTTGTTAAAGAGCTAAAGCAGCTATCACTCACGCCCGAACACGAGGGCCGGTACCAGGTATTGGTACGCCATATCCTGACCGAGTATGTGAAGCGGACCAAGAGACGCGGATAAAAAAGGCGCAGGCATTTCACCCGCGCCTCAAAGTATTAACTATGGTGGGCAAATCCCAAATGATGGGGCTTTTTCTTCTTTAATTTCTTCTTGGCTACTGGCTTTTTCGATGCCAATGGTGATTCAACAGCCTTGACCATGGCTGCGACGATTGATCCCCAGGTCGTCAACGACTGCCCACTGTTTGTCATGCTGTAGTCAGGCACGCCATTGGGATTGAACCACACAAAACCCACGCCGCCGATACCATTGGCTGCTACGGCCTGCATAGCCGACACAATCGCTGCACCATCACTTGAGCTTGGGCTCGCGGTCGACTCAGATCCATACTCATTGAAATTTATCGGCACGACACCGTCCGCACTCAACAATTGCTGTTGAGCAAGGTAACCGCTACTCGACGCAATACTGCCCTGAAGTCTCGCCAAAGCGCCTGCATTCGAACCTGAATAATAGGCGTGCATCCAGTAAACAATATTTGTCATTTGCAAATAGGCTTTCGGGTCAAACCCTAGTGCTGGACCAACTGAGCCAGGGTTGCCGTTGGTGCCGCCCTCTAAACTCACTATGTTTTGGTTTCCCGTCGCGCGGATCGCGTTGTAGAGCGCAAGCTCATAAGTCGAGATGCTGGCGCCGTTTTGATAAAGGCATCCATCCGCGCACAGTTCATTGAGCGAACCAATCCACGCATACGGATTGCCCACAAACTGTTTCGCCATCGCGGACCAGAACGCCAAATCTTGCCCAAGCTGCGAGCCAGTCGGCGGTGCACTCATCGTCGCACCAATGCCGCCCGGAATATCACTTTCCCAATACCCGCCGTTTGAAGAGTGGTCCTCAAACTCGCACACGACTTTTTGCGCCTGGCACCACTGCGCGAACGCTTGAAAATCCGACGCCGGCTCAAACGTCCATTGGGTGTTGGAATGATACGTGGGGAATACAATTACCCGTACATGATTTGCGCCGGGCATCAGGTTTTTCAGATTCGCTTGGAGGGATTGCACATCGCCTGGGTCCCAATAAAGATTAACGCCCTCGCTAACAAACTTTTTTCCACTCGGGTCAATAACCCAGCCGCCTTTGATTTGGAAATTTCCACTGGGCACAGGCGGAGGTACTGGCGAATTGCTTGGCCCAGGTGTTGGCGTCGGCGATGGCACAGGGCTTGGACTCGGGCCGATCCATTGGCCGTTGGTCCATGCATACCATCCAGAGCTTGCGGCATCCTCACCCCAAATGCTCGGTGCAACATAAGTGAGTGCGGCCGTCCCGCTGCCGCCGGCAACGGCCGAACCATTTTCCATGACAACGCCAGCCGCAGTGAGCGACCACACGTTGCCCGACCCGTCGGTAATTGTGCCGCCACTCGTAGGGGTCAATATCACGCTGCCAGCCGATGCGCTCGGGCTGGGTGAAGGCCCTGGCTGTGGGGATCCGCCGCTTGTTTGACTAAACAACCATTGATATAGCGCGGTGCCGTCGCCGCCATCGGCATTCATTCGGCCAAACGTGGTCCAGGGGCTGCCGCCGGGCATGTTTATATAATAAAACTGTGACTGACCCGCGCGAATCGCAGCCATACCGCCGGAATCGTATGCCGATTGCGAGGGGTAGTTGCTATTGCCCGTGATGTACTGCCAAAACGGCTGGTCATAGCTTGAGGGGCTGTTATCCGACGGTGTGGATATTGCTAAATAAGGCACGTTTACCATGCGCGGGAACACCGACGAATTCGGAGTGGACCTGAACAATTGCTCGCTCATGCCAACGCCGGCCGTCCAGAGTTTAAGCCCAAGGCTGTATTGTTGGTTGTTGTCGACAAGCTCCGCTAAAAAGCCAATTGCAGACAAAGAAAGTCCAACGCTATAGATTCTGGTGGTATCAACGCTGAAGTTTTGGACCATATGGCTGACGACCGCTGAGATAGCTTGCTCATTCCATCCCCCATTGGGGCTGTCAGCATACCCTCCGCAATTGGCATTGCCATTGGCGCCAGATAAATCAAGCGTCTGGTCGCACTGCACGGCGACAATGATGGTCGGGTGGGCGGTGCGAAAGGCTGTGGTGTTAAACGTAAACCCATCCCCCTCCATGGCCGAGACGAACACGCCGCCATCCCGAGGGTAACTTGAGCCATTCATGCCTTGGTCATTGCCCGCACCAACGACCATGAGCGGGTAAACAAATTGTGAGCTATAGCCTTGCGGCAGCAGGTAGTTGTATTGCATGCCCTGATAACCACTTGGGCTCCCCCCTAAGGGTTGAAGCTGGTTTGTCACCCATGAGCCTGCCGAAACAGCGCCGGTGAGCGGTGCTGGTACCCTTGGCTTGCCCGATGCCGATGGTTGCGGCGACGGCGACACACTTGGGCTTGGCGATGCCGTTGGACTCGGCGATGGTGTCGCATGTGGAACAATTTGCAGGCTGACCATTTGGCCCGGCACCGTGGTGCTTGTCCCATCGGCATTGGTGATCATCGTGTCGCTCGACGCCATGTGCGGCACTATCGCCGTCAGCGTCAAAATTAAAAAGATTTGGTGTAGTTTCAAAAAAAATCCCCCCTTATGGCCTTACCTTAAGACCGAATCATTGCGTTGGATTAGCCGTGGTCGTAAGCGTCAAAAGTCGATCGGCCCTTGAAAGCCACCCATCCAAAAACTTATCCAACGCCGGATTGTGCTCGGCAATCGACTCATAGGCTTCGTGCATCGTGCCCGAAAGGGCCGTAATGATCGCGTCAGGTTGCCCTAGGTTTAACGTTTGTAGCGTCAGCGGTCCAACTACTCCGTCGACGACTAATGGCTTGAGCGGCGCGTTTTTTTGCGCAGAAACGGTATTTAAAACACACTGCAGGCACTTCACCGCTGATGGAACGCCTAGACTGACTGCGGCATCAAAAATCGCCGTCGCCACATTTTGGTCGAAAACCTGATCCAAACTGAGCGGCTGCCACCACCAAAAATAATAAATCCGCTTGGCTTCCATGGGGGTCAGGGCTTGCATGTCAGCCTCAGAGACGGCCTTGCCCCTCCAGCGGGTTAAGTCTTCCTGGGTGATCCCCATGTTGGTCATCCCGCCCTTGTCGGATGGGTCGTCGGAGTATCCGCCTTCATTTTTGAACACGTAGTCGATCGATAAGTCGATGTTAGCCACACTTTTCCCCTTCGCTTTGGTTAAATTTGAAAATCTGAATTTGAATGCCTTCCCCATGGCCAAAGCGCTTTTCAGCGGTGACCCTTTGGACTTGCCGGTCATTTTGCAAAATCCCCGACTTTTGCAAGACGTCGAGTGGGCCGCCCAAACAGTTGTCGATGTCGGGCTCGTGCAGGTGGGATTTAAAATAAAACACCATGTGCACCTCGACAGGACACGTGATCTGGCGCTCCTTTTCGAGCGACGTCTGATCCAGCAACGCTTTTAAAAGCCATGTGACGGCCATCCTTTCCCACGCCAAATATTTTGGGCTTGAAATCAGCGTTGGCCTACGCCCGCCGCGGCCAGGGATGATTTGCTTTGAGTTTTTCTTAATCGCCACACGGCCCGGGATGGTCGCTTGGAAAAGTATCACGTTTCACCCGCCCAGAATGCCTTCGAGGCCCTCATTTTTGCCCTCCAAAGATTCACCTTGTCCTGAATGGATGCGATCGGGTGATTGGGGTCAAACCGATTGGGTTTCCACTCGGTGTGATCGATTGCGCGGCGCTCAAACACGTCGGCAAACGTGTCCACCCACATGGGCAGCTCGATATGGTGGGATTTTTCACCCACCTCGCAGGTGCATCGGATAAAATAAACCTGTTCGCTCCGTCGCCCGCGCGCCTGGCACACCCCTGAATCCAAACAACACTCGCACAGGATCACGTACGGCGCGTCTTCCTTCTGGGCACGTGGCTGGTTTTTGATTTCAGCGCGCACAGCATCGGCAAAGTCCTTGGGCAATGGTGCATGGCGGCAGGATGCAATCAGGTGATCGCAGATTCGCTCAAAGCTTTTCCAGGAAAGCCTTTCAACCGCACGCCAGATAAGCTTGCAGCGCTCCCCGCTAAAGGCGCGCTCGCCGAACACACTCTCGAGGCGATCAATTTGAATGTCGAAGTAGTTTTTTGTGAGTTGGTCCATCATTTGCCACCGCCCAAAAGCATTTGGCGCTTGGCCTCGTCTTCGGCTAAGAGCTCATCGATCGAACGGCGCTTTGGTGCCGTCCCTTGCGCCTCGTCCACTTTTTCCTGGACCACCTTCATGGCCTTTGCAGTCAGCACGGTGCCCGTGTGCATGAACTGTGTGACGGCATTGAGGCTGCCAAGAAACGTCGTCAGGTCATGACGCCGGGTTAAAAACCACGGCTCGGGCATGCGCATGTATGCCGCAATCATGTCTTCGGCCTTTTGGGCGCCCACCTGTTTGGCGAAATCCTTTAGCTGTTTGGCATTCTTTGCCAGGATGATGGGGTTTTGCCCGTAGCGTGCCTTCCATGCGTCGCAATAAACCTCGACAACCTTTTGACCCTCGGGGGCGGTCGGCTTGTCCGGCCGCGGTCGGACGGCCACGTCCGTACCTGCCTCCTCTGTCTTGTTCTGTTTGTTCTGTATTGTAGTGTTATGTAGTGTAGGTACGGATTTATTTGGGGCCGACACCGACCCCCGTACGGGCTCCGTACGGGCCTCAATGGGTGCCTGTACGGGTGCCGTACGGATCTGTACGGATGGCGTACGGGACTCTAAGATTTTGATGGCGCCACGCTCAGAAAGCTTTTCCAGGGCGGACCTCACCGCAATGGACGGGATGCCCGCCACGGTCTCGGCGCGCGATGGATAGATTTCGGCCACCGCCGTGTTTTTTTGCGACGCCTTGCAGAGGATATAAATCCAGGCAAGTTTCTCCTCCAGCCCCAAATAACAAAAGTCGTCGTCTTCGAGAATGCGGTTGTTGAGCGCAAACCAATATGGCCGCTTGATGTCTTTTCTTGGATTGTACTCACTCCAGTTTTGGATTTCGACGCGCACTGGCTCGCGCAGATCATCGGATGTGTATGTCATTTTCCCCCCCGGATTTTGACGTTTTTTGTTTGTCTGAGCCGTTTACCCGTAACGATTTCGCAACCGTCCTTTGCAAACGTTTGCGTCAGATTGCGTTTAATTCGACTTGGCGCGCATGGTGCCAACTCAAAACTTTTGATATTTTCCTTTGATAATTCAGTGACTTAGGTGGTATACGGTGCGTTATTGGCAACGACCATAATAATCTCGTAAGGGACGCCAACATCGCCGTAAATACCTGAAAAGACGCACCTTTCAATTCCACCCGTAACGATTTCGCAACCGTACTATTTACAATTTGATCCTTCATAATTTGACCTCGATCGCGTCCTTCATTTTAAGAATCCCAGCGGGCGTAGGTTTGATGTACGTTTCAAGTGCCACAGCCAGCGACACCCGATACAGCGTGCAGATCAAACCCTGTGGATTGCGCTCATCGTTAAAGAGGTTAGACAAACAAGTATGGCGAAAGGTATGTGGCGTCCAATGCCAGCCGACATTGGCGCGCTTGCGCCAGGCCTCCCAATTGATTTGTTGCTCCTTTAATGGCTCCTGGTTGTCCCGTTGCTGCGGGAAGAGGCGCGTGGTCCCCTCGGCCCGGCGTCGCTCCCGCAAGCGCCTTAGCGGCTCAATAACGACCGAATGCAGCGCATGCTCGCCACAGTGGTCAGCCTTGTTTTGGCCGATCGTCCAGCGGTAAACCGGTACGGCCTGATCAAGGAAAATCTCAGAGCCAAAGCGCAAATGCAGGGTCTCCGTTATTCTGGATGCCATCGTGTACAAAAACAGCACAAGCACCTTGTATTCGTCGGATTCGGCCGTGTAGTAAATTTTCAGGAAATCATCATGGCTTAAAATTTTCTCTTTTTTCTTTTTCCTCGCCGCCCGCACTTCGCGGTAATCAGGGTTTTTGATTTTTGGGACGGCCGGCAAAAGCGGATAACCATGCTGCACCTTCTCGGCCAAATACCTGCAAAAAACTCTCATGTATTTGATGTTGTTTTCAATCTGCCGGTCTGGCTTCGTTTGTTTAAACCAGTTGACCCATTTGGCGATACTGTCCCGCGTGATGTCGCTTGGGAACATGCTGCCCCAATATTCCGCTATTTCATTCTTCGCGCGGCGCACATTGTTGAGCGTATCGTACTTAAGCCCTTCTGACTGCTTGGTTTGAAACCAATGCTCAATTTCATCCTTGATAAGGGTGCGCACCACCGCCTTGTTTGGTGCTAATTTCTTCTTTAATAAACCATTTGCAACACGCTTAGCTTTGGCCAAATCCGGTAGCTTGACCTTGGTCGAAAACTTTATCTTTTTGTTGTTTATGGACTTTAAAAAATAAATGACCTCAGTTTGTCGGTCATAAAAGAAATCAGGAACGCGGGATGGGCCATCGTAAGCGGGCAAAAGTGTTTGGCTCATGGTTTTACCGTCCTTCGTTTAAACCAATCCAACACATCGTCAGTGCAAAAAGTGTACCTGCCCTTTTCGTCCTTCATGGCAGGAAAGCCATCGTCGCGAATGCGCCGCCGGATGGTATCATCCGACCAATTGATGACCTCGGTACGCAGGCCTTTCATATTCAAAAAGACCGGCAGTCTCCTTTTATCCAACTCTCCCCCTCTTTATGCCCTTCCCCAAGGGCTACATAAACAAAACTCTCAATGCTCCTCGTGCCGCTCAAATCCGGCGAATGCCACATGCTCAATGCCGATGCGCCGGTCGAGCTCGTTATACATAACGTCGAACGCCTTAAACGTGACACCTGCAAAGTCCCTGATTTGGGCGACCAAGTGCGCGGTCAACTGAATGGTCCGATGCCATTCTTCTTTTGTTTTAAAATCCGCGCGCCGGGCTTGAAACCTCACTTCACTCTCATTTTCAATCGTGCAGCAAGACCATGACGGATCTTCTCTTACGCGAAACTCCGAGTGCGTCGGCGAGACAAGTGTCACCGTGCCGCCAAGGTCGTGCCGTTTTAAAATGGTAAATATTTCGGCCATCGCGGTCTTTAATTTGGGGTCACTCATTGTTGCTTCTTTCATTTGATGTTGACGTACATGACGACAAAAGTGATCACGGCCCAGAGTAGTAAAATCCATAATGCGAGGAAAACCCCGTCGCTCACTTACGGCCTTCAAGGTGCTCATAGTCGGCAGCGGACCCATCAAAGGTGCCGCGCCGGCGCATGCGCTCGCCCAATTGCCGAAGGTAAGCCCGTTTGTCGCGATCAAAACGGAAGTGTAAAATCCTGGCCGTCTGTAAATATTCCCTAGTGAGCCATTCATCGTAGTTATGTCGAAAGTGCTCATAAAAATCCAATTGCTCCGTGTAGTCGGCGGCGATCAGCCGTTTTTCGCACCAGTCACCGATGGACCGCTTCGTTTTATCCCACCATGTGGCGTGGGCTGCGATAACGAATGTAAATAAAATCAGTGGCGCTTTCATGATGAAACCTCACAGTGTCTCCAAATAGGTGTTGGCGTGGTAAATAAATTCTGAGATAGCCCCCCCTTTGTCGGGCACATTTTCTGCCCAATGCACAAACGACTCCAGCTCGTCTTGCGGTACTTCTGATAGCTTTTTGCCTTTGAATTTCTTTGAGATTTTGATCACGTAGTCGCCGGGCTCAGCCGGCGCCTGATCCTGATCAAATGGCGGTGGCGCGATTTCCTCGTAAGACACCTCAGGCGGCGGCTCAGTCTCGCTTATGACCGCTTGGATTTGTTTCGCCTTGGCCTCGCCGAGCTGCGCGTGTTGGGTCTTAATCGACTCGATTTCGGTTTCATCAAGAAAGCCCAGGCCGCAAATGGATAACGTCACACGCCGTTTGGCCTTGGTCTCGGCCTTCATATAGGCATTGGCTAGGGCCTCGCCTTTTAAATTAGAAGTCGTCACCGCCCCCGTACTCTCGTCGGTGCGCCCAGCTATGTTGTCCCGAGCGCGGGCGGTGACAACATAAAGGTCACCATGTTTTTCTCTGGCCACGATTTCAATTGAGATTTTATTAATGCGGCGGAGCTGGTCGGTAGCATCGCGCTTGGCGTACAAGGTCAGCTTGCCGTTTAGCATGATGTACTCGAATGGTTTTGTGAGTGGGTTAAGCCCAAGTGATTCGCACACCTGGTTATAAAATACGACCCGCTCCGCCGCTGAGAGCTTTGATAAATCGCCACCAATTAAGGCCGCCTCGATGGCCGGGGCCTTTTGGGTTATGGGTTGGATATTGCTCATTTTTTATCTTTCGGTTGATTGGTGCACTCGCACCAATGCAGGTATTTTTCCGTAATGTAGTCGACCGCTTCGTCGTCATCGGCCCTGATGTCGCCTAAGGATTCCCCGTCTTGGTCGACTTGCCAATAGACGGCGTTATCCAAAGCCTCACCTAATGTGTCACCCCAGGCCTCAAGGTCATAGCTAACGAAGCGGCCGTCGATATCACCACTGCCAAAATTGGCGCAGAACAAATCAAAATCAGGGCATTTCCATTTGCGGTGGAGTTTAAAAATATTGTCTTTCATTCCTCCACCTCAACAAATTTAACGATTTTTGCCCGCATCTGGGTTTCGGCATCCATCATGACAAAACCTGCCTCAACGTTGACTTTGGTGGACGACACGAGGGGCAATTGCTGGCCGTTGATGGCAAGACACACAATGTCCCAATCGCCCAATGGGTCTGGCGACATGACGACCCAAATGATTTTTAATTCCCTCATTCGCCGTTCCATAGCCACCTGGGCGCCGAGATGGGTTGAATCTCCTGCGGGTAGCCCGGCCACATATCGGCCTCGAGACATTTGGCATAAAGGCGCAAGGCCTCTTTGACGTCGCGCAGCCCCCGCTTAAGGTCGGCATCGTTTAAACGAAATGTTGCGACTTCATAGGGCGCCTCGCGCTCGGCAACGATAAACGTAAAATCGCTAAATTGCTCACCCGTGATTTGCGACAAACCCTCTAAATAAAATGCCGCCTGCATGTCGTAGCGGTATTTGCCGATGGAATTAGAAAACTCATGTTTCTTAGCACTGAGGCATGTTTTTAAGTCGATGCCAATTTTTTGCGGGTGAATACTGTCGGGCCGAAACTTGCACTTCACACCGGTCTCGGGATCCGTCCAAAAATAAGATTGCTCGTTCATGCCGTCCCGGAGGAGGTTGCGCGCCGAAAAATGACCAAAAACCGCGTCCCTGATTTTGATCGCTTGCTCGTGTTCGCAGGTGAGCATGACCAATTTATTTGGATGCTTTTCGACTGCGTCCTTGAACGCTTTGGCAGCCCGACTGCCAACGTCGATCACCACCGATTGGGCAAATATGTGTGGCTCCAAAATGGCACTATGGGTGTAGGTCCCAATGCGCATATCCGGCGTGGGGGGTTTGGGATTGTCTTGGTAGTATTTAAAATGCGCGGGCGATTGCTGGAAAATGGTCCGAAGCCCACTGGAACTGATCGCGGTCCGATCCGCGTGGTATTCCTCATTGGTACAAATAATGGCCTTGTCGGCTAGGTCTTTCACGGGGCACTCCTTATTCTTGACCAATGGCGCTGCCTGCCGGTACAAGGTTTAGTTATTTACGTCCTAAGAAGCCTGCTCCGCTGCATCAGCCAAGATTGTGCTCAATACATTATATAAAAGGGCACGCGGTTTAGCCCCGTACCGTCCATTTACAAGTAGCATCGCCGTGGTGATGGCTACGTTTTGGTTTAGCAACGAAACCATCACCTTTTGTTTACCTAATTTTTTGGCGAGATTTACGATGTCGTCCAGGATGCGCTCTTCTTTCGTCATGGAAAGGATCATACGCTAATTTACTGCGTATTTCAACCACTATTGCGCACCATACCAGCGTTCAATGACAATTTTTACCGGCGTAATGTAACGTGTGGATTTTACTGAGTTTTCTAAACTGTTTGGTAAGGCCATCAAATACCAGCGGAAAACGCTTCGCGGTCTCTCGCAGGAGTTTGTCGCTGAAAAGGCGGCCATGGGTCCGCGGGCACTCCAATATATAGAGGCGGGCGAGGGCAACCCGGAGCTGAAAACCATCCATGCAATTGCCAACGCCATTGGCTGCCGAGTATGGGAATTTTTTACGCTGGCGGAGGACGCGCCCAAGTCCAATCAAAGCCTTATCTCCGCGCTTACGGAATTGGAGCAGGAAAAACAGGCCCTTATCGCCGAATTGTCCAGGCGGTCCGACCGTAAACAAAAATGAGCACATGCGAGCCAATAAACGTCACCCAGGGCCGTCCCATTAGTGACCCGGAACAAGACCTCGGTGGCACATATAATGCATCATTGGAGGCATGGATATGAGCCTTTTAAATCTTATCGCAGTTGTTTTGTTTATCGCCATGGTCGACCGGGAAATCACCCGCGACCGCAATAACAGGCCTAAATAAAGGCGAGCGGCCGCGCGCGACTGCGGCTCACGTGCCCCCCATGGGCCAGGAATGCACGAGTTTTAGCCTGTCCCATAAAGTGCGGGTTCCAGTGGTCTCATAGATTGGTCGTCTATGCCGTTGTCACCCCGGTCCCTTGCGGTCCTCAGATCACCACAGCTTCCCCGCCTTCGCTCAAAAAAATATTAAACCGTCATTTGCGAATCGTCCACATGTCCCACGCAATTTCAGTGTCCGTCAAATATTGGTACGGGATGTAGGCATAGCCTTTGAGACCCCAATCAGACCCCCAAGAATTGCGGAAAATAAAGGCCTGCCTGGAATCATCATAGCCAACGCACAAAAGGGCATGCCCACCCAAAGCCTCCTCCGAGCTCACGTCAGGCATCGGGACCATACCGGTTTGAGCGACCGCATCGGATTCAAACGAGGAATAAATTGTCACACCAAACACAAAGGGATTGCCCGAGGCCAGGCATGTTTTCATAGCGGCCAGTTTGGAATTGTCGATCAAATACCCCGAAATACCGCTGTGGCTTTTGGCCTCTTGATAAGCTGGCGTTGGCGGCGCTAAAAGCACATTGGCCTCCACATAGGGCCATGTCGTCTCTTGGCATATCCCCCAATGGCCAATGGCCTTAATACCGTTGGCAAGTGTTGCCCCACCATCGGTTGAAACATCGCCTTCTAAAAGGCGCTCGTTATAATAAATAAAAAGCCTGGATAAACTATCAAAGCTCTTGGGATCAAAAACCTCGGGCGCTGCCGCATCGCTCGTAAGATCCGCCAGCTCTAAAAATTCCAAAGCACCAGCCAAGGCATTGCCGGTGCAGGAGCCGATGTCACCTTGGTCAAAAACGGGGGAGCATTGGGGCCGCAAGTCCACAACACTCGGCAATAAAAAGCGGCTTAAAAACAAGCGCGGCTGATAATGCTCGGCCTTTTTGTCGTACGCACTTCTTTTCGCATTGTATTTGCGTTTTCCCATTGGTCCCCCCAAAAAAAGATTTTAGCTTTTTAGAATTTTAATTGCGGCCTCAAGTTTTTCGACATGGGCATCGTGTGCCTGCTTGTCTTGAACGTGGCTAAGCGGAATGGTTTTAAGGCCCGCGAGCACAGCCTCGGCTGCACTGATTAAAATGGACATCCAAATTGGCATTTTTTATCTCCTTTTAAATCGACTCGATGGCTTGGTCTTCTGATTGAACGGCAACCGGCAAAATGGCAGCCACCAGGGCTTGGGCCATCGCTTGGTAAGCGGGCGGCAATTTGCTGAGCAAATCGGCAATCACCGGCGCCTCCTCTTTATCGACGATTAGGTGCAGCAAATCTTTGATTGCTTGTATTTGTACCGGGTCCATTTTTGTCTCCTTTTGCATTTGGCGAAATTGCCAGTTAAATAATTAGTGTTTGTACGTGACCCAAACCATGACCAGATTAAATGCGCCTGTTGCGATAATGCTTGTCACAATGCTGGCACCGATTAGCATCATGCGGAAATTGCGCAGTTCCTGAATGTCAGCCCTTAAATCTCTTACTTCGGCCTTGATTTCGGCCAAACTCGCATTGGTTTGTTCCATAAAGTAATCAAATTTATCAAATGGTGGAAGTTGAGT